TTTAGCTACCAATGGCTTCATGTTATCTGGCATTAACGTGGATACAGCCTGTAATTGTTGTCTCTCTTTCATTCGTCTTGTTATAACCAATGGTCCATTTTCTAACGTAAATGTTGATTCATTACCATCGTTGTACATTTGAATCATGATTCGACCTAGTGTTCTACATGCTAACATGGCATGATTGTAATAATTCGACACATTTGATTCATTGTTAACTTCTTGTCGTAATATTTCAGTAGCAGTCTTCTGTGGCGCATTATGAATACCAGTTAATTGGACACCAGCCACATCTTCAATTAGTGTTCTTGTTAAGCTAATTACATTTTGTAGGTCACCAGTCTGGAATTGTTCGATTAGTGGTTCTGGCTTATTAGTACCTTTCCATAGGACTAATGCTGAATCGTCTTGGTTAGCTTTAGCATAATATTCTTCTAACCCGTCTAATGAATCGACATGCATCAGGAAATTAGCTTTAACAGTTCTAGAACATCTTTCGATTAACGAGGAATAGGCTGAATTCAGACCTTGCATTAATGGTAGTGTCGATTGAATTATGCCATTGTAATTTACTTCTTGATTTTCGTATATCTCGTTACCAACAAATCTGATTATTGGAATTATTTTCGTAGGTAGAGAAGACATGCTAACTACTTTGTTACCACATATTTTATAGAAGTCTACTGTATTATTTTCGTTCTTTACGTAATAAGATACAATGGCTACTGTATTTTCGACAATATTCCATTGTTCAATTTTATCCAATGACAATTTAGATTTACTTCTAGGGTAATCGAATGGAACTACGTCGTCGCCATATAGTCTTTTTGCTTTTTTAACTGAAATAAAGTTAACAACAGCGCCTTCTTCTGCATCACTTCCATCTAATGTATTAATATTAGGGTCCATAGCAATGGATAATAAATTCTTAGGACTTTCGATTATGAACTTTGGTTCACCATTTAATTCGTCTTCAACTGTTGTTGCTACAATGAACCCGTAACCAGATATAACAGATTTTCTAAATGCGTCTGTTAATGCTAATTTAGAGTCATTGTCTGATTCGATTTTGTCAATTTCTTTTTGTAATTCTTCTAAATTCTTTTTGTCTGTTAATTCAACGTGATATGGTGAAGATGAAAATGGTGAAGATATAGCGTTAACTAAAGTTGTCCATTGGTTAATTGAAAGATTTAACCTGTTCTTGCCTCTTTTAAATTCTTTCAGTATGTCTTCTGTCCAGAAGTTACCAGAATACATCTGTAAATCATCCATGGCTCTCGACAATGTGTTATTGAATCTATCACTGCTACGACATAGAAAGTCTTGACAGTCTGATATAATTTTGTCAGACTCTTCTTCTGTTAAAGTTCTTTCTGTAATACTTTCTACATTATCTTCTATAGATGGAATGTCTTTATTTAATACGTCGTCCATATTATCGTCTGCGATATAATCTAATTTGTCTGTTGTCATGAAATACCATTATAGTTGCTTTATATAATAATTAGATTCATTATATAAGATTTAAATATTTAGACGCTATACTCTTAGCCTTTTTGGCTTCAAGGAGTGAATTATCACGATGGTTCATTGAATATATGGCTAATGCTATGGCGTCGGATACGTCTGGTGATTTATTAAGGGCCTTTCTTATTAGGTCTTTTGGAACTAATGCTAATTGACCCTTATTATTAATGAAAGCTTCTTGTACTAGAAATTCTTCTATATATTCGGGTGGTATATAGAACCCTTCCTTAATTGCCTTGATAGCTTCTAAATACATTTCTGTTCTAGCATTTGGGTATTCTTCTTTATTATAAGCTGCTTGTGCAAAGTTAACTGGCGTTACCATTATACCCTTTTGCTTTAATACATCGGTTACTCCGCTAGAATATCCACCAGTACCATCAGCACATCCTGATATTACATTGAACCTCTTATATTGGTCAGATATAATGGCTACTTTTTCGAATGTGTCAGTTGATTGTGATTCTTTTACCTCTTTAACACCATATTTGTCGATTATTACCATTACATCTCTGTCTGAACCTAGGCCAGCAGCATCATAACCGAAATAATTAATATTATCTGGATCTACTCTATTAAGTGGTACAAAGTCTTTTCTGAATATTATCTGGTTAGACGGTTCTATGTCTAATATTTCACCCAAAATTTGTTGATTATAGAGGTTACTGCCTTCTACATATCGTTCTTTTAGTTCATTTTTATATTCTTCGCTAGTAAATGGGTTGTCCAAAGAACTAACTGTCATTACTTGGTCTGGATATTTTTTACATAGTTCACTGAAATAGTTAGATACTTTTTTGATTGCGAAGTTGTTGACTGGTGAAGATATTAATCTGGTCTTAGATTTATATTTGCTACCTCTCATACGGTCTCTGGCATTATTGTATATTTCTTCTGAACAGTATGCTGCTTCATCAATACATAATATCGAAATTTCAGTTAGACCTAATAAAGAGTCTGGATTTTCAGCAGAATAACCGAAGATAATTGACTTATTAGGGAATTCTATTTCGACTGCACTTTTATTATGGGTTACGTTAATACCCATTGACGCAGATACATTTAATATTTCTCTGAATAATACTTTTGTCAGTGCTCTATAATTCTGAGCAATACAAATACATCGCATATCTGGATTTTTCATGCATTGTAATACAATCCATATTGCCATTATTCTGGATTTACCTGCACCTACCCCAGCTTTAACGATGAATAGGTCATCATCGAAATGTTCTAAGAATTCCTTTTGCCATTTTGACAATTGCAGATTAACATTCATAAGCTTAGACTACTGTGAAAGTTATATTAATATTATCACTCTTGTCTGAAGATATTTCCATTTTCTTAGATACATCGGCATTCCAGTGGGACTTATCACGTCTCTCTAGTATCTTAATGTATATTTCTGCTAATTTTGAATTTCTTTGATTTAATAAGGACTTAGTTAATTCTGACCTAAGTAATAATAATTTGGATTTATAGAACTCTGGGTCTATATCAGTCTTGATTGTGCCTACTGGCGCATACGTAAATGCTAGGTCTCTGAATTCTTCTATGTTGTTGGTTGATAATAGTCCAATAGATAGATTACGGTTAAGATCAGACTTCGGTGTTATTTGTGTATTGAATGTATTTTTATTGACTTCACAGGTCGATTTAAATTGCTCGAATATTTCTATTCTCTTGAAATTATTTGCCAACCAGTTAGACAATTTCAAATCATCTTTCATATCTTTCTCCTTATTTTAGGCATAAGTTGCCTTTTTTAATTATCGAGAAGTGCTGAATGGATTAAATAAAGATTGAGAATTCGCTCTATCAGTGTTGTAATTGTTCAGCAGCTTCAATTCTGACAGCATGCTGGACATAATGTCGATGATTTTGTCCAGCTTTTTATTCATATTCGAATAATCGTCAGATTCTTTGACCAACGGTCCTTTAGCTGTTGCTTCAGGATTAAGCTTCTTCATCTACTTCTTCTTCTGCTTCTGGAAGTTCTTCCATTTCTAGCTGTAGTTCTTCTGCTGCTTCCATTTCATCTGGCAGTTCTTCACTCATAGTGACACTGTTCCATACATTTTCTAATCCAGCATTCATTGCAGCAATGTCATCTTGTTCAATGCCATATTTAGAACAAATTTCCGAAAGCAAATCGACAAATTCTCCAGTAGCTTGTCGTAACTGTTCCATTTCAGTGCCATCTTGTTCAATTTCTTGAGATTCTAATAATTCTTGTTCTTGTGCCATATTTGACCCTTTTTTTAATGTGACTTTATATAATAATTAGATTTCATTATTTTTATTAGTGAATAAATTTTTTAGCTAATTTCGCATGTGCTGCAGTGCGCTTTTCTTCGTCTGTCTGCTTTTTACACCAATTTTCACAATCCCATTCGAAAATATCAGAACACACAAAATTGTGATTTATAATTTCACTACAATCTTCATCTGTAAAATTTTTCATAAATTTAGCAAGTCTGTTCTTAGCGTATTCACATGTCGCAGGCTCCAGCTCAACTCCATACGTATTT